GCATCAATCGTAATGTCTGCGTCGAGTACAAAATCCGTTGTCGTTGCTGATATTAACCTACCACCGCGCCGCGTTCCTGCCCTGATTGGGTCGGTTGTGTTGATAATATCACCAACTGTCATGGCAACCGCATCTAAGCCGCATTTGAAAGAGATTGTTTCCGTTTCAAGCCGTTCAGCAAAAAGGATCGCTCGCCCGAATCGGTGTGCTTGGCCTCGTGATGTACAGCCTACCGCCGCCACTTCTGTTTGAACAATACCATAACGGGTAATAGCTGCATCATCTGTCACATACTCAACTGCTTGCCGATAGTTGTCCTTTGGATCGTTCCAAGACACTAGCGCGACTGTGTGACGGGTTTTTATGCTTGAACCTGAATAATTAAACATACCGTCAACAATATTGGCAGGCGTAAACAATGCTACCGGCGATTTTACTGAGTCTTGGACTGCTGTGACAGACCCATTCGCCCAATATGCGAGCGCATTAAACACTGATGCTAATGCCTCTAAAACCTTATATGCTTCCTCGCGTGACTGGATGTACATATTCATCGTGAAGCGTGGTTCTAATCCCGCTAAACCATCGCTCACCATTTCATCGCAATATTGAGCAATAGTATAAAGCGACCATTTATCAATTAACGCAGCGGGTATTAAATCGCCCAATCCGAAACGATCATTGACAATCATTTCATAAAAGCACCATGCTGGATTATTTGAGTATCCGGTTGTAAAAGTACCATCCCAAACGCCATCATAAACTCGCGTTAAAGGGTCGTAATTTGAAGGAATGTTAATAATTAACCCTTCAATCTCATAAGAGCGCGACGGTATAGAGCTAAACCCTTCTGCATCAATAGAAACGGCCATTAAGGCGCTGTTTGGATAGGTAAACTTCCCCTCGGTGATTTCTGTATAACTGTCCCAGTATGTTTTGTCCCTTAACGAGGTTGTTTCGCTGTCGGCTGTAACCCGTGTCACTCTTATGTCGTATGACGTACCACCGGATAAAGGGATGTTATATGAACGCTGATACCGGCTCGTTGTTTTGCCTTTAATCGTATCTGTACCTTGAGGTATTTTACCCGTACCAGTCAAAGACAATGTACCAGTGCCGGTCAAAGTAACCACTCTAAATTCGTAAGTATCTGATACCGGAGCGTCAAATTGAACTGTCCTGCTGTCGGCTGATGCCGCGCTTGAATATGAAGATCCGCCCCAATACCAATTAGTATTTGACACCGCTTGTCCCGTACCTTCAAACGACCCCGTATTCAACGCAGTCCATGAGCCTGCGCCTATGGCACGATAATCAATCCTATAAGTGATAGTCTGGAATGTCGCTGAACCATCGCCTAGCCAACTCAGATTGAGCGTGGCGGCAGTTATGGCCGTTGTTAATGATGATGTCACGCCCGATGCGACTGATAGCGTTGTGTTCGTGTATCTGATCGCTGCGTCTACATAACCGCCGCCGTCTGTTTGCACTTCTACTAATAGCTGAACTTCTGAGCCGCCTAAATCACCGTTTTTGACATTCTGTTTTGTTAAAGCTGGTACGGATATTGTCACGCGAACAGCATCTAAATTCGCGCCTGTTACGGTTCTGACAACAGGCGTTGCTTGTTTAATCTCGACTGACACGCCTGTTTCTGCTTCAACTGACGGGAAGCCCTCAATATATGTCTGCGATTGCGTTCCGGTGCGCCAGTCAAAAGATAGTCCAGAAAAGTTCTGTGTTCCGTCAGCATTCTCGACGGGTGTGTCATTCAGGTAAACGGATTTTAAGCCATTGACCAACCCTTTAATTTCACCCTCGGAAACCATATCAATAACGCGGGCATATTGTTTCGAGAAAAGTGAATCGGGGTCTTCAACGGGTGTTCTAGCTGAACCGCCGCCGCCTTTACCGCCACCGCCACCGCTGCCTTTAAGTGTTGTCACTTGCCGCCACCGCTACTAGTTACTTGGTTTTCGCTTACCGAAAGTCCAGCCGAAATAACCTGTGAGCCTACAATAACGCGCCCGAAGCATACTGGCACTGAGCCACCTTGTCTTGTTGTGTTAATTGCGCCATTAAATACAAACGATGGCCGGTTTTTAACTTCCTCTTGTGTTTCTGCTTCTGGTGGTTTAAATAATAACTGAGAAATACCGCCTAAAATTAATGCTGTGCCGGCATTTATTAAATAAGGCGACCACGGTCCAGGAATAAAAACACCGATAGCGATTAACGCAGCACCAACGACAATTTTTACTATTCCGCTTGACCCCTGAATATAAGGGATTATTCTAATTGTTTCACGCGATGAACATGGGTTTATTGTCTGCTCTAATTCCAATTCCTCTTTGCCGCCCAATAACACGCGATAACTGCCGCCGTCGATGAAGGATTGCTTAAATCCTTTTAGCGTTACAGATAAAGCCCTAACTGCCTCTGCTGGTGATTTAACATCATAGGTATGCACTTTCCCGAATTGTTCGCCTAAAAATCCGTATAACATTATTGTTTTCATTGCTTCATCTCTTTATGCCGCATGATATGACTTGTTATCTTCTGATACCACCCACCATAAACATCTCTACTAGATAACCGCATCGTTTGATGATGTTCGATTTTACCATCACCGATATAAACCGCACCATGATTAGGCACTGGACTACCGACTTTCATCAATATCATATCGCCGTATTGCAGATCATCTACCTCATAAAACCCAGCGGCTTCAAAGTTATCTAAATATAAATTCTGACCTTCTAACCACCAATTATGTTTCCGTTCATATTGCGGTAATTTAATACCTAAAACTTGATCATAATAATCATAAATAAACGAATAACAATCCAAAACGCCATGGACAAATTCCCTACCTAACAAGGGCTGAACATAACCGCTAGGCTTAAACGTGTGAATCTCTTTGGTAATACCAGCGATAATCGCCCACTCAACACCTGACTGTTCGCAACCGATTAAATCGGCATCTGATGGCAATGGATTAGAGCGTGGGTGGCTATGTACCACCATAACTATCTTGCCGCTATCCTCTGCGTCTGCGTAATCTTCTGGGTGAATAGCAAAATCATTCCCATTGTCGGCAATATTCCTGCATTTAATATACTGCCGCTTACCTTTTTTAATAACCACCAACCCGCAACACTCACGCGGAGCGCACTCGTCGGCGTGATCTATTATTTCTTGTTTAATGCGCTTGCTTATCATGTTTTGCCCGCTCCCGGAAAGCCGCCATAAGGGAGCTCAGCATTAACACCGAATCGCATACCGCATGACGCAACTCGCTTGCCGCATTTATCTAATGCAATATCCGTCACCACGTTATCATTAATATCAGCAATAGCACCACCAGCAAAACTACACTCAGCACTTCGATAAGTCCATGTGCATACGTTCTGAATCACCTGTCTGCGCGGTAACATAACGCCGGTTAAATCTAAAGCCGATGCTAATTCAAATTCAATGAACAAACCATTTTCGTTTGACTTACGATCAACATAAAAAATCTGTTCAGCAAAAGCCACCAACGGATCAGCTTGTGCGTTACCTGCTGCAAAGTTTACCGCATCGAGGTACTTAATAAAGGTTCTTCTGCGCGTTACCTTAGCACCGACCAGTCCATCTAACGTAGCGGCTAGATCGCCTATTAATCCACTGGTATTCGCGCATCTTAAAATAGGTCTCGGCTGTTTGCCTGATCCTTGTTTCTCAAATCCGGTGGCCTCGATTGGGAATCGGGTGTAGGTATCGCCGTCCCATACAACATCGTTCCCCAGTTCGTTAACCTCGTTGCACCAACGATGAATAGAATCGCCCAAACTAGTTGCGTCCAATTCAAATAAATCAATAATCGCACTCGGCGATAATGATTGAACATCAGCCTCGATACTCATACGCCGAATATTTCCGTAAATGTTGCGGTTAAAGTCTCGTGATCGTATTCAACGATTGAACGTGAATAGCTATCACACAACCATAAACCCACCGCACCGACTGGTGGTGTCCAGGTAAAAGCCGTCACGCCTGCCTCAGTATCTAAAAATGACTGTATGGTGTCGATATTAGCTGCGGTATCGGTGAATGATACTGACCATGACCTTACTGTGGAATTAATGCCGTCTGCCACGCGCTGCGCGTAGCCATCGCCAAACTGAGCCTTTTTAACCCTAAACTCTGATGTAAGATTTACGCCGACTGATGGGATTGCTGTGAAAGTAGCCATTATGCTAACAAGCCTCCGTTTCTTTTTTCGTCGATTAATACGGTTCTTATAGCGTCGCCTAAAGCTCTACCTAAAGCTAAACCGTCCTGATCGCCGTTAGCGTTAGATTCCGATGCGTCTACATTAACAATAACATTCACGTCGCCACCACCCGCAGATTGCCCCCTACTGTGGTCAATAACCGTTTCATTAGGATGAAGTATAGCAGGGAAGCCGCCTTGCCCATCAACACCGCCCGAACGTGAGCCTGAACCAGTAAAACCACCGCCTGACGCGGATGGGAATAAATCGCTTGCCCACGCACTTGCATCGCCTCCAGATAGAAAGGCAGGATTAGTAAAACCACCGCCACCGCCACCGCCGCCGCCGAATCCGAACGAACCAAGTAAGCTGCCGATGCCGCCTTTCAATAACCCCCCAAACGCATCGAATATAGGCTGCGTTGCTTGTTGTAGAGCAATGCGTTCTAATTGACGGATCATGTTTTCAGCAAAATCAGTGAATGATCCTGATGACGACATCATCGCATCAGCGAATGACGCGCCCCAGCCATCAACTGCACTGGTTAATGCGTCAAATTCGCTCGTTGTTTTTTGCAATGAAGCGTCGAGCGTGTCCTGTGCTTCCTTAACGCCTCGGATATAGTTTTCCTCAGATAACAACGCTTGTTCAGTGCCTGTTATGCGCGTGTTTTTAA